ATCACGCTCTCGCTCAATCTCATCCATGTCATAATTTGTCATCTTCCTCCCTGTCATCATCTTTATAAATAACGATAATTTCTTTTATATCCCCATCTGCTACTTCGTCTGGATGTACTGAATCAACATATGACCAATTAGTGTGCCCTACTTCTGAATAACAGTAAGCATCTAGAAAGTCTGTTGAAAAATTTGTTAACCCCTCAAGTTCCTCATATGTCATATTGCCCCCTTACGTTAGTACCTGTTTACTTTGTTTCGTTGCTTACAGAGCGATCTGAAGCCTTTTTTTGTTCGCCAATTGCTAATCTCTTAAGATATTCCAGTTGTTCGTCTGGTAACTCCTTAAACATACCTCTTAAGGATTCCAGTAGTAGTGGAACCCTTAGCCAGTCCTCATGAGACAGTCGCATAACTCCTCCATATCTCCAAGTCTGCCTGTGCAATTGTTGAACAGGTCTTACTCTGTTCAATGTAGTTGCCCATGTATGTTAATGCAAGATTCTCAATAGACTGATACGTGTAGATTGATGTAGGTGTAGACTTTGGAATGTAGTCCTTATCATTATGTTTAGTCTTGATGAACTTTAAGATATGTGTATCTAGTGGCACACATCTTGCCTCTGGATCAGAATGTAATTTGAAGAATCTTGATGTCTTCTTACCTACTGATGGTACTGTTTCAATATCAACATAGTCTGACTTCCTAAGCCACTCACCTATAGTCATGTTATTTCTATCTAGGAATAGCCACTTCATATGTTTGAAATGGTCAATAAGTTTTTCCCATTGGTTGTACTTACCAAACTTAAATTCCTTCAGTAAGTTTATACCTGCTGTACCCTCATCTTGTTCACCAAGCAGGTAGTGTATCACGCCTGTTTCTGGCTTAATCTTTTCATAGAATGGATTCTCTACGAATTGTTCGCTGATGTGGTCTAGTAGACCTTGCACCTTACGTGCCGTTTGCTGTGAGTTCTTACCTTGAACTGCAACTGCAAAGAAAAAGAATGCTTGCAAGTCCCACTCATTACGCTTGTAGTCAGTTATCTGATTTGGATTAATATTCATTTGTCTCCTTTATGAATGGGTCAGTTGAGTAGTGAAACCTAGGTAGTGGTGCCCTTCCCTCACCTAGATAAGCCCATTGAGGTGAATCCTCATCAGACCATAGGATTGTAGATTGTCGAGGATACTCATACTCATATCCTGCGTCTAACATTTCCATCCTATCGTAATAATTATATAGTGAAAATCTCAAGATCACCCCCTTCCTTTGTTGTTAAAGTTATGCCAGTTATGTAGTTTTATTCCTCCTGTCATCATCATTATATCCTTTTCTGAGTAGTCACTCAACTCTACAATAAACTCTTTTACTGTAGGGTCTGACTCATCAATGATGTAGTCATCTGATGGTGACTTCCTCGCTGACACTCCTTTAATACTGCCATTGTAAAATACAACCTCTACTATTATTTTCATGCTCCCCTGTTTCATTGTAATGTTTTCTAATATAGATGCAGTTCCTGTGCCACGACTCACGTTACTGTCTGATAAGTCAGGTTTGACTTTCGTTTGGGTTGTTTAGTCATACGGCATCTCCTTGATATGATAGAGTTTAGTACTGTTTTTGACCTTCGTTTGGGCGTTTGGGTACCCCTCACTATATATATAAATGGAAAAGGCTATTCATCCAGATAGGGCTAGAGGTACTCAAACACCCAAACAAGTAGTTAATAATAATAATATATATATAATATATGTAATAATTATATATACTTAAGGTACTTTCTATCAACAATGTTTTTAGTCAGGATTCACCCAAACGAACCCAAACGTTGGGTAAATCCTATGTGAAATGTTATACATCAAGGTAATTATCGAACACCTTATGCATTGCCTGAGATCGTCTGATCTGATCTCCATAGAATGATCCCTTGTTTATATGGGTGAATGCATGTTTAAGGTCAAGCATAGTGTTACCTCCTAAACCATAGTTGTAGGATGGTTTACGAAACTCACCATCAACCGCAGTAGCCTTAGTCTTAGGTAATGCTCTTTGTCTGACAGCTTCCATGATTAGATGGTCACTTGTCTTTTCACCTATAGTCACACTCTTGTACCTATCATTGCGTTCATGAAGTGAATCACCCTTTGCCAATAGGTTGCGGTTCATTTCGTCCAGTCTCCAACTGAACGTGCTGTGAATGTTTTCTGTGTGTTTTGCTCCAGCAATCTCACTTTCAATGTGAAATGCCATATTGTCACAGATAAAGAACTTGTCACCAAGCCCACATCTGAGGCTGAATCGCATGTCATTTGAGTGCCTCCACCCATAGAACATTTCATAGTCACCACGATTGTCACCATCCTTACGTAATGACATTGCACCAAAACATTCTGTACCTCGCTTGCCTGACACACCATACTCCTCTGCTACTACTGAGTAGTCTGTAAATCGTCTGAGACTCTCCCTTATTGAATCAGCTACTCTATAGTGTGCTAATGGTTTGTGAGTTGCTGTTAGTGGTTTGTAATGTTCACTATTCATTGCCTTTAACCCCTCATATGTTTGAGGTACTGCACATGCATGTAGCATTAAGTTACTCATATTCCTCCTATTTTTGGTTTAATCGCAACAATTGCGACTTATGAAAGGGTTTACCAGTTGAAGGCTGGACATATCCCTTTGTTGCCAGTACCAATGCGATACTGGAGTAAGACTTGTTATATTTTCGTAAGTTTTTAATCTGTTTAACCATGTTTGTGTAGGATGTCTTACCCATTATTTCTTCCAGCGACTTCCTACCTTCGCATTTTCCGTTCTTCGCCTTGACTCGTTCCCTTGCCCCACGTAACTTACTGACAAGATTACTCTTTTCAAACTCTGCCACACTACCGAGTATCTGGCGAATCATGGTCAGGCTTGGACTATCTCCTGTGAAGTAGTCAGGTGCATCTACAGGAATTAGTTGTAAATTTAACCTCTTCAACTCCCTGTATCCCATCTCTTGCACTATCACATCTCTTGCAAATCGAGATGCGTTCTCACAGAGGATTGTGTTGACTTCATTATTCACACAATAATCTATTAGTTTTACAAACCCTTCACGATCATAAATTGAATCTGATCCTTTTACTGCAAGGTCTGACACTCTAACTGCAATCTCCATACCATTCGCCTTAGCGTATGTCTCCATCGCCTCTACCTGTCTATCCTGTGAATCTCCATCAATGTTAGTCGCTGAGGATGTTCTTAGATACATTGCTACTTTTACCATGTTTAGTCTTTTTTATTATTGTAGAAATTATCGAAGTGCTTTTCATAAGTGCATTCATCTGAGGCTCCCCTGTCAGAGTCAGGCTCATCATATCTGTGGTTGTAAGGGGAACCATAATCTTCATCGTTACCCCAAAACCCTTTGAATGGGTAGTCTTTACGTTCCATATTGTTTCTCCTGTCAATTGTTTTAGATATTAAACCATTCAGGTTCTTGACTGTATCTCCATTCTGCCATGTATGCTTTTTCTTTATTATAATAATTACGATATGCCTCTACTGTATTATTTAATTTGCATTCTTCAGGCATACATTGAGGTGGCTTCTTAAAACCTTTAAGCCCAATATTTATAGGATGCTTGGATAAAGGCTTTAACAGTCTCTCTGTTGCGTGTGATTTGTTATATCGTTTAGTATACTCAAAGCATAAATGCCAGAATAAACGGAAAGTATACATATAATGGTCGTATGATTCTCTAACCCATACTGCACTTGGATGGTTCTTATGGGTGGCTTTATACAGTTCCTCATTTTTTTCATCACCATCTAAGATACGGTGTGCTGTACTCAGTAGTTGAGCATACTCAAGGATCATCTTGACAACATGTTTGTCACAATGATAATTAGCACACTTCTTTGCATCTGAATCTAAATAAAATATATTCATTATTCTCCTGTTAGTTAATGTGAATGACTGAGTAGCGTTTCAAGTTGGTTACATCCATGTCCAGCCACTTGTACGAAGAGACTTAGCAGTACCATCTGGAATAATACCAATCGGTAATACCGTTGCTTAACTACTCAGTCAAATTGTGTCCATTAGGACACTCAACAACGAGTGTCCCGATGGAAACAATTACTTATTGTCTTCAAGGATTGCAATGCAAGCCTCAGCCTTAACAATTGTTTTTCTAAGCCTATTCTTCTGACTCATGATTGTTGTATAATCCATATGCTTTTTAGCATACTTAGTTGACATAGGCTCAATGTCTACTATCCTGCCTATTTTACCTTCAGACCAGACCTTAGCTGATCTTTGAAAAACAGTCTTTTTAGGATTAGTATCATGCATTACATATCCATCTGTAATCTTACGGCTCCCATTAGGTAACCAATTTCCACCTTGCAATGGTAAACCTTTCCTTTGTGCTTGTTCTGCTTCTACTGTTGTTATGTATCTCATATTAATTCTCCTGTTTAGGATTCTTGTTGAGCCTACGATCCTTTTTGCCGTAGACCTTAGCGGAGGTCTTGACCTTCATGCGAAACCGCCTCCAGAAGTTGTTTCGTGTATTACCATTAATCATGCTATAACCGTGCCAATCTTAAAAAAAGTTTGTGAATTAATTATTCATTACTGTGACTACCAGATATGCGGTCATCATAAAGTTCATTGTCAACATCAGACTTAATCCTATCTGATAAATTACTGATTCATTTTCCTTTTGATATGTCTCCATCAGACCTCCGAATACTCTGTTAAGTAAGATTTCTTCCTCACATAATTTTGGATTAAATGGATGTCCTAATTCATTTAGATCGTGAATTACCTTAGTCCTATTCTCTCTGAGAACATCTATTTCCTCACTCTTGAAGCGTATTCCTTCTTCGATAGCACTCAGCGTTTCTGTTCTTTCTTGAGTTTTCCTAATTTTTTGCATTTCGTTTTCCATATTTTCTCCTGTTATTAATGATTCACGATTCATGCCAAACTATTTCGGCAATTACAATGTTTGTTGGTACAGATGTAATTGGTTCGATTGTCGAATCCCTCGCCTAGTATACGCAATGACTTCTTCCTGCATATTGGGCATTCACGATCTGTACTATCTAATGATGCAATCACTATGCCATCACGATCTAACTGGTCTTGAATGTTTCTTTGTCTATAGTCCATAGGAATTATTTGCCTAGTGTGAAAGATTTGCCTAGCAGAATTTGCCTACTAGGCAGTTATTGCCGAGCCAGTAAACCACGGAACATGAAGATTAGATACTTCTATCCCATCAGTAAACTTCTTTGATTTCTCTGCAATCTTAATGCACCATTCCTTGAATAATTTTATTCCTCCTCCTAATAATTTAACTACAGCAAGGTAATCTTGTCTTTTTTTCTTCAGCAATGCCTTGTTCTTACATTTTTTGTTATAGTCTGTAATCTTTGGATCGAGACCATACCATTTCATCAAGTTACTATCTAGGCAAGCAAATGCTTTCATGCCTGTAGCTAGTAATGCTACAAATGATGCCTTCGCCAATCCAAGACCATCTGCTTCAAGGAATAATTCTAAAATTCTATCAGCAACATTCTTCTTACTACGCAATATCTTCATCATATTGTCATAGTAATACTTGCGATTTTCACTAAAATGATTGATGTAATCCATTCTCCAAGAGAATGTATCTCCCTCAATGAATCCTTTTTCGTCATATTGTTTACCAATGTTCGTTAAATTCTCTGTTGACTGTTGAACAGTACCATGAGCAAATAATGCAATGCGATATAGTGCATCGGGACTACTTTGCCCATAATGAGCAACAACAAGCATATCTTGTCTGTAAGTACACATACTATCTCCTGTTACTTGTTACGGCATCCATTAGTGAATACCTCAAAGTGTACCTTGCAAAACTAATGCCTAGTACACTTCAAGTTATTAACTATACCAAATCAATATGTTCATGTGTTACCATTCGTCCACCAATTCTCCAATGGTCTATATGGTTTTGAAGGTCTTTGCCATATGGGACAATCCATTCCGCCCATCCCCATGTTCCATTCTCATAGTAAAATAATCTTAGTCTACACATATTATCTCCTAATATAATTGTTTAGGTAAATCCTTTCTGGACATACCGATTGTCTTAATTAATCTGCCATCTGGAGTGCATCCAGCACTACCATCTGGTAGCATAGATAATTCCTCAATTGGAACATCAAGATGATATTTTTTAATATCTTCTTCACTAAACTTTTCTAATAATAATTTATATCTAATCATACATTCCTCCCAAATAAATGGTGAAAGTTTACATCATCACTCCATCGCATACCATCATCGCATACTGTACCATCTGCTATGCCTCTACGTTCCTGTTCCCATTCTAATTGAGAATCTACTGCATCTTCAGGATTTAAGTCTGAACTTTCATTCATGATTGCTATTGCATCTATCATCCTCATATTGTCTCCTGTTAGTTGTTGGTTATAACTGATCAAGTATATCTAAATCAGTATCAATAAGTTCATCTAAGAAACCTTGTACTGCATCATCGAGGTCTTGTTCAAATTTTGCTTTCTTATTCATCATTGCCTGTCTTGCAAAATCATCTTCACCATGTGGATGTTCCATATTATCTCCTGTTCTGTTTATGATATTCGTTAGTGAATATCTCAAATGCATCTGATGTTCTGAGATGCATTCAAGTTATTAACTAATTATTACTGGTGCATTAACCAGTTTATCCTCAACGACAATCCACATTCTAGGATGAGTTATTGAATTGGTAACGTATGCCCTATGCCAGCATATTTTCTCCCAGTTTTTATGTTTGATGTGGATATTATGACCATCAAATTCATAATTATCTTGAAAACCTAGTAATACTGATTTACTCAGCGCAATTGGTGCATCTACTTGTAATTTATGTTTCATATATCTCCTATATTGTTGAAATTAATGTTTCACCAATCTTCGTAGGATTAGCACGATGCCAATCTGCTTCTGTTCTCATAGTACTGATCATATCTTCTTTGTCCTCTTCGCCATCTATTCCCCAGATGGTAGTTGGAAGATACTTTCCTTTGTAGAATGCTAAGTTTGCATAGTGATCATCACTCAAATATATATCTAATTCTTCAGCTAAATCGTCATTGTCTCCTGTCACTACTTTCAATGTCAGGTTTTCGCTTATCGCTTCGCTTGCAACTACTCGCATATATTCTCCTGTTATGTTATGATTGATTACCCATACTCATGATTGAGCATGGATCACATATGCTACTCTTATCTGTAGTATTGTCAAGCAAATAATTTATTGGTAATAACATGAGAGACAAGTTAACACAAAAAGAGTTAAAGTTTTCAATAGCTTACGCTTCTGGATTGAATGCTAAAGAGAGTGCTATAACTGCTGGATATAAAGCTACGAATGCATCCCAACAAGGACATAAGTTATTGAATGGATCGAAGTCTGGCCTAATAAATGAGGAGATTGAGAAGAGACTAGAAGATTTACAGATAACATTAGGCATCACTAAGCAATCAGTACTGAGTGATCTGATTCGTCTGTATAATCAAGCACTTACAGCAGAATCACATGGTGTTTGTAAGGACATACTCAAGCTATTAGGCTCAGAGATTGGCCTATTCAATGAAGCTAAACAGGTTAAAGTTGAGCATTCCCATTCATTTGAACAGCTATTATCTGCATCAACTACTAAGGATATAACTCCAGCAAACCCAGCAATAGCAATGGATTAGAGATGGATTGCGATACTTTATCCTGAGAAAGAGTGTCAACCTAGCGGAATGAATAGATGAGACACACAGCAAAACCATTTAAATAACTGATATGACAGGATAAAATTAAAAAGGTGGGGCGGGGTCGCATCCCTACCCCCCTATATATACATAAAGTAGTTAGGGGCATAAGTGCACACTTGCATCTTTTACAGTTATACATGAGAATATGTAAGGGCTTTGTCTCCAGCCCTAGACAGCCCTAACCCCCCTTAGTACCTCGGTTGGGGCTGTCATTCTCTAATAACCCAATAGGGGCATTCAATGTCTTATAGCACAAAAGTACTAGAACATTATGAACGACCAAGGAATATTGGTAGTATGGATGGTGCTAACGACTCTGTCGGTACTGGGCTTGTGGGTGCTCCAGAGTGTGGAGATGTAATGAAACTACAAATAAAGGTAGAAAATGACAGAATTGTTGATGCAAAGTTTAAGACGTTTGGGTGCGGAAGTGCTATCGCTTCCTCATCTTTGGCTACAGAGTGGGTTAAAGGCAGGACATTGGATGAAGCACAGTCTATTAAAAATACTGATATTGTGGAAGAGTTATCCTTACCGCCCGTTAAAATTCATTGTTCAGTACTGGCAGAAGATGCAATTAAAGCTGCTATCAATGACTACAAAAACAAATATATGCATTTGTCAGGAGTGTAGATGTAGTCCTTGTGCATGTAAAAAATAGTAAATGGAAGAAAAGGAGATAATACAGCTTATACGAAAGTTACAAGCTGACCCCCAACTCTATTTTGAGCATTGTTTAAAGATTCAAAATTTTGGGACAGGTGAGCTTATACCGTTTAAGCTAAATGAGGTACAAGAGATTATGCATTCTATGATGCAGAGACAGTTAGCTGAACATAACCATGTCAGGATGATTGTTTTAAAGGCACGTAGATTCGGCATATCTACCTATGTACAGGGGCGGTACTTCCGACATGCCGCAATGAACCATAATAAGGTGGTACAGATCACCACCCATAGTAAGGCAGCTACAGATGTAATGTTTGCTATGACTAGGACTATGGAGCAAAACCTTCCTAAAGAAATAAAACCACAACTTAAATATAGCGGTAGACGAGACCTACATTGGGGAAGTGAGGAGGGGGGTCTTAATTCATCCTATTCTTTATCAACAGTAGGGGGTCGGGAGGTACGTGGAAGTAAGATAGACTATTTACATTGTAGTGAAGTTGCATCTTGGTCAGGAGGCGGTGAGGACTATTTACTTGGGCTGCTCAACTGTGTAGTACAAGGGTTTGAAACAGAAGCAGTTATAGAATCAACGGCTCAAGGCGTAGGGGGTGTCTTCCATGATATGTACTGGGATGCAGCAGAAGGAAACTCAGGTTGGGAGAGTGTCTTTTTTCCGTGGTACCTATATAGTTACTATAGTAATGACTTTAAGTCAGAGGAAGAAAAAGAAAAATTCAGGAGTGAGTTAGGGCAGGATAAGAGATACGGAGGAGAGGAGGAGACTGCACTACTGGGTATGTCATGTAAGTATGATGTAGGGAATGAAATTAAAGAGTTTAAGATTACCCTAGAGAACTTGAACTGGAGGAGGCAATGTATAAAGACTCAATGTCAGAATGACCTGAGAAAATTTCATCAAGAGTTCCCCACAACAGCCAGAGAGTCTTTTGTAACAACAGGTAGGAGTGTATTCAATATAGACACCCTGAGTAATCTTGTCTTAACCTCAGAGAAACTACAAAGAGAAGCCCCTTCAGAAGGATTCCATATACCCGTGCAAGCGTGGAAAGAACGGGGCGGTGAAAAATATGTTATAGAATCAATGGATGATGGGGAGTTACAGGTATGGCAGAGACCCCAGCCCGGTAAGGAATACCGTATAGGTGCAGACATATCAGAGGGCTTAGACGTAGGTAGAGACACAGATTGGAGTGTAGGAGTAGTTTTAGATGCAACCAGTATGGATGAGGTGGCAACTATACGTGTAAAGATTGATCCAGATTTATTTGCATGGCAGCTTGCAAGTTTGGGAAAATGGTACAATAATGCAAAACTAATTGTAGAAAGGAATAATCATGGTCTGGTGACCTTAAAGTTCCTTTCAGATGTACATCTATATCCAGACATATATTCGGAGAAAATACTAGATGAGAGGTCAAGTCGTTCAGCCCGCAAATTAGGATTCCATACCACAGTAAAATCGAAACCCCTGATTATAGACTATTTAAGAGAATTAATCAGGGAGAATGAGATTAAGGTTAGGAGTCCCAAAGTCCTAGATGAATTACAGACCTTTGTAAACTATCCTAATGGCAGAATGGCAGCGCAGTCAGGTTCACATGATGACTGTGTAATGGCTTTAGCTATTGCGTGTTTTGGATGTAAGATGTTCCCTGCAATGTCAGAGTGGGATAAGAATATAAATAGAAGACATTGGAAACCTGAACTAAAGTTTTTCCAACCATCTCAGTTATGAGTAATGTAATAAAGGTAGATTTTAGGGAGAAAGCCCTATCTAATGAGGAGAGGTTTATAGAGGAGGTACAAACAATATTACAGGATTTGGTAGATGTTTCACGTAACAACTTTGGTAATGTTACTGCAACAGAAATACTTAGTGATGTAATGGGAGTCCTATATAAGTACGCAAAAGAAGAATACTATGTACTTACTATGGAGAATGGTGATACTATAGACTTTACTTTAGATTATATTGAATGAGGATATTATTAATAATTTTACTATTATCTGGATGTGCTGCTAGTACTAACAAAAAACCAGAACTAGGATACTGGTTAGATGGAAGATCAAAGTATGAGTCAAAGTGGCAATGTGTACAAGGGGATACCCCATATAAATCAAAGGAGTGTTAATGGCAGAATATGAAATGGAAGAACCTGAATCTGAAGATAAGATGAAGATTGGGGGCAAGGATATAGACGTAGATGACTTTGCCAAGGTAGTACAAGAGAAGTTTGAAGAGGCAAAGGACTACCGTAGAGATCATGAACAACATTGGTTGGAGGCTTATGATGCATACAGAGGAAAGTATCCTTCAAAAATATCGAAGGCACATGAACTGGCAAGTGAAAGGGGTATATTTGTCAATCAGACTAGGCGTAAGATTAATTCAGCGAAGATTAAGATTAACACGTTATTATTTGAGGATGGGAAAGTACCGTTTAGTATTACCCCCTCACGTAAACCAAGGTTCTACCCTCCAGATATACAAGCACCGCCAGACAGACCTGACATGCTTGAAGACGCAATTCTTGAACGCAGTAAACAGATGGAGTTTAGGATTCGTGACATTTTGGAAAGGACTAACTATAATGAGGAAGTTCAACATTCTGTACATGAAATGTGCCTGTATGGCACAGGATGCACGAAGGGTATTACCCTTGAATATAAAAACTTCCCTGTCTACACTACGGTTACGACTCCAGACAATATGGTTGCAATTGAGTCGTTCCTTGAACAGGAGTTAATGCCTACATGTAAGTTTGTAAGTATATGGAATGTGTTTCCATCTCCAGAGGCAATCAATGCAGAGGATGCAGACTATGTTATTCAACGGTCATTCCTCAGTAAAATTCAACTCAAAAAACTAGCAAAGACAGCAGAAGGCTTTATTCCGGGCGCACTTGAAACAGTTCTTGAAGAAGAGATAGGACTTAATCATGGAGGAGATGACAGCGAACACCCTAAGAAGTATACAGAAACCTCAGCTTCAAGACTAAAAAAGTTTGAGGTACTAGAGTTTTGGGGGCGATTAGATGGAGAAGACCTAGAACCTCATCTATCAATTGATTCAGAGGATGTTCCAGATGTCATACCTGTAGTAATTACAGTTATAGGTGATAAGGTTGTTAAGATTGCAGAAAACCCATTTGATGACACACTACCTTTCCACTTCTGTAACTGGCAGAAGAATCCAGAGTCAATATGGGGTGACGGTATATACTATGCAATAAGAGATGCACAGGCTATCCTAAACTTCTCCTATGCAATGATGATAGAAGGTAAGTCTTTATCTGCGGCCCCACTTACAGTTATAGACCCCAACGCATTTGAACCCGGTACAGATACAGAACAGATATATCCGGGTAAACAGTTCCGTGTAAAACCCGGAGCTTCAGTCCGAGATTCCTTCACTTCAGTACAGATACCAGATGTAACAAACGGACTGCTATCAGTTATCCAGCAGATGGAGCGTGAGGCAGACTTAGACTCAGGTCAGACCAGTATAGGATATGGTGACACATCTCCTGCACAGACTAAGACTGCAACAGGAATGTCTATCCTTAACTCCAATGCAAACAGACAAACCGCAGATGTTGTAAGGTCAGTATCTTCAATGATCACCAAGAACATAGGTGCCGTATACAGGTGGCTTATGGTGGACTCTACAGACATGTCCATTAAAGGGGATTACGAAGCAATATCAACTGGTTATGAACAGTATGTTGCTAAGGAAGTACATAACACACAGCTTATTAACTTCCTACAGGTAATTGGTCAGATGCCAGAGATAAAGCAGTACCTCAAGCAGGAAGCATTCACAAGACCATTACTACGTGCTTTTAACATGGAGCCGGATAAGGTTGTAAAGACTGAAGAGGAAGTAACTCAGGAAATGCAAGCACAGCAAGAGGCTCAACAGAAACAAGTTCAGGAACAAGCTGAAGCAGCAAAACAAGCTGCTCAACAGCAAATGCAAGCTCAGGCTCAGATGGCGCAACAACAGATGCAAGGTCAGACACAGTCAAGTATAGCTATTGAACAGAATAAAGCTATGTTAGATGAAAAGCAATCTATTGGGGAAGACCAGCGCAAATTAGAGATGCAGGAGAGACTTGAACTAATAAAACAAGGTAATGTACTTAATCCTGCCAACTTAGAAATCAATAGCGTCCTGTTACGTGAGAAAAAAGAACAAGAAGAGGGACAACAAGAAGAAAGTGCTCATGGAAGAATACAGCAGATGCTACAACAGAAAAAAGCTGAAGAACAGCAACAACAGCAACAACAGCAACAACAACAAGGTATGCATCGAATGCCAGACGGCTCCATGATGCCTGACTCAGAGATGCAACAACCTCAAGGACAGATGCCACAAGACCCCACACAAGCAGGGCCAGCACAAGAGAGACTACAGGGAGGCCCAACTGCACAAGATATTAGAAAAAGGGAGTTCGCAGAAAATGCCCCGCAATGATATGTTAGGTATGTTAAGCCAATCTCCGGGCTGGAATATTTACAAAGAAATGATTGAAAAAAAGATACAAGATGCATATGATATAATTAAATCGAAACAATTAGTTGACCAAGAGTCAGTTTCAAGGCATAATGTATCTATCGGTAAGA